CTCAGGATATAACTAAATTGTTAAATAACAAACATAAATTCTATATGCGTTCGCATTCTGATGTAGAACAAGGATTAAAGTTTTGTAGAACACCTTTAGATGATATTTATAAGAACAATCCAAAACAAAAATTTATCTGTTTTAACAACTCAACATGTCTAAATTTGCGTGCCAAGAAATTAAATGCTTCGACTATAACAACATATACTGGTAGTCGTGATCATACTGTCTTTTTTGTTGTTGATGGAGCCGCTGTTTCGTCGCAACTATTAAATAAACCTGCTTATATATACACAGCTATGACACGTGCAACACATCAATTGGTTTTATATGGAGAAGACTCCCAAATTATTAAGCAATATTATCATATCATAGGTACTGGAATCACTGCACTACAAGAGATTAATGGTGCTTTATTGTTAAGTGATAGGAAAGGCGAAGTTCAGCAATTATCTGAGATATCTGATGTTTCTAGTGTTGTTGCTGGTATTATCCCTTCTAGTGACATTGTTACTACAAATGTTTCATCTGATGTTGCTTCAACATTTATAGATGATGTCGTAAAACCGGTCAACAATCCAGGTGGTTTTTTAAATATACAAAAGACTGATGTACCTACTTTAGAAAGTGGAGGATTTTCTACTACAATAGACGCCATAATGGAAGGTCCCAAGCCAACTAAGGTTTATATGATATCTGAGCACAATAATTTTGTAAAACAACAATTGAGTTCATCAACTTTACAAACAATTCAAACAATGGTTAAAAGGTATGGTAAGAAAAATAAAATTATCAACAATCAACAAGCTAGGATAATGAAGACTGATCTTGTTAATGGATTATTAAAATCAATTAAAAGCAGTGGGTTCACGAGTCTATTAAATCGATTGAAACAAAATTCATATAAATTGAATGACCATACAGCTGACTATTTGATCGGCCTTCAAAAGAAAATAGGTAACAATCCTTCCATCATCGATGATATAAATGATGAATTTGATCCTTTTAGATCTGCTTTGTCTTTTTTTAATAAGAGACAAACTAAATGGGTTCCAGAAGATGGTTACGATATGAGTGATAAGGTCGGTCAGGGGGTTGCTGCTATGGAAAAGAAGATGAATGTTATTTTTTCGTGTTATGCGCGATATATATTAACTGAGATTCGTGAAATTGCAAAAGAGAATGGTGCTAAACTTATTTTAGCCACACACGATGATGAATCTATAATATCCGATGAATATATGAAATTACGTAGCGTGTGCGCCGATGATAAGCAATGGGTATGTAATGATTTTTCTGAGTGGGATTCTACTTTCCGTTCACCTTTTGTTAATATGATGTCTGATTTAATCTTAGCTTGTGGTTGTCCTAAAATGATAGTTGACATATTTGTTGGCTTGAGAATTAAATGGGTTATGAGATTCAATAAAAACGGAGAAAAGACCAAATTGTATGGTAATGAGAAACAATTTTCGGGAAATCCTTTCACTATATGTGAAAACACTATTTGTAATATGGCCTTAACTAACGCATTGTTAGATATTAAAGATGAACAAATGGCTCTGTTTAAAGGCGATGACTCTGCAATTTATTGTGGTGGTGCTAGTGTTTCTCCTCGTGGTATGCAGATTTTACAACTAACTGGTCATATTATGAAATTACATACTTGGCCTGTTGGTGAGTTTGCTGGATGGGTTCTAACTGATAAAGGCATCTTTCCTGATGTTGTAAGGTATGCTAGTAAATTTTTAGGTAATCGTTATCGAGACGTAAAACATTTTGAAGAATATAAGACTAGTCTTTGGACCCGTTTATCATCTGTTAAGAATCAACAACAAGCCATAGCTGGTTCTTTCGCTTTAACCTATTTTTATCCACAATTAAATGTTGATGCTATTTATTCGCTCTTTTCATTTATCAAAAATAGTAATAAAATACAATTTGCTGACTTATTTGAAACGAATCAAGAACCTTTAATGAGTCAATACTAGATCTTCTACCTACACTAGTTTTATCATATTTTTAATTTTAATTCATTTAAAATTAAATTAATTTTTATTTTATTTTATTTTATTTTATTTTATTTTATTTTAATTTTATTTTTATTCATTGCTAGAATGTCACAACAAGAAAATCCTGTTGATGTTGATATGTTTACAAAACTCCAGACTGAGACTGAAGTTCAAAATGCTCCTGAGTTTGCTAAAAATGAGTCTGCTGCATTTGTTCGTAAGTGTTTACATCCACCTAGTGCTATTGCAAACTATAATGGTTTGCCTACAAATGACACCAGATCGCAAGTTTGCGTTGAATGGCGTAATATTTCTATATTGAAGACACCACTTGTCGTTGTTTCTGACAAATTAGCTGCATATACTGGCAATAGTTTGGATTATGCGCTCTTGGTACCAACTGGAGCTCGTGTCAACTCTATTGGTTTTGTATATGACCCATCTGTTTCACAGATGTATCAAGATGGTAATGGTGTTGATATACAAGAAAATTATGATTTTAACGATTGGTCAGACGATGCTAATTTGTACCGTCCAGCCTATAAGAGTGTTACTACCTATTTGAATGCTACTGCATTTAATAATACTGGTATGGTTGTTGCTTCTCAATTTAATCCATCATTACTATTTTCAGGAACAGCTTCTGAATTATTAGAAACTAAACCATCCATATATTATAAGATAATAGCTCAAAAGATCAAACTCGGACAAATAAAAGTACTTAATACTTTGAATAGAGAACAAGCAATTAACTGGGATAAGATTCCTAACTACCATCGTGTGGAATTATTAAAACATCTTGGGTTGAATGCTAATGTTTCTCTTGATATGGGACCTGATTTTAACATACAAATAATCAATTTAGGTAAATTAGGAACTGCTGGAACTGAACCTTCTGGTACTTCTACTGATATTTCCGTCCCAACTCCTAGTCAAATATTAGCTTATTCTGCCCGTTCATATGGTGGAAAAGCACAGGAAGGTACTTTTACTGTGAATCGTTTAAACACTATTGCTCCAGCATGGTTGCCAGCCTCTCGTGCGGGTACAACATCTGATTTAGCTACATTATATGAATGTTGGTATGCGTCTTATTCAACTGATGCATCAGGTCATTTCGTTCAATATAATGATAATGCAACTATTGGTACTGCCGTTGCATCTCTAAAGCCATTATATGATACTCTATGGTCATCTGATATGACATGGACTTGGATTCGCTACCAAGGATTAACTGTTAATCCTATTTTTGGCACTGCTATGACTACCAACACACAATTGTTGATCAAAAAGTATTATTGTGGCTTTGAAATTCAACCTTCACCAATGAGTGCATGGGCTGGAATGAACCGTCTTAGCTCTAAACCTGATTTAGGTGCTATGCAGGGTCTTATGGATGCTTATTTTAATTTGAAAGACGCTTTCCCGGCTCATTATAATAGTTGGGGTGTTATTGGTCAATTAGCAATGAGTGCATTGAAAGATATTGGATCGCAGTTGTTGAGTGGTTTTTTAGGAAATGGTAAACAAACCGAAAAAGCTGCTGAAGAAGTCGAGGGGAAGCCAACTAAAGCTATTAAAGCTAGAAAATCAAAGGCTTCTAGAAGAGAACAAATTATTAGGGCAGCTCCTCGCAGAACAAGAGTTTTGTCAACAAAGAAACAACCTGCAACAAAAGGCGAATACAAATCGTTATCTGATCGATTCACATCCTTGGAAAAACAACTTAAATCAATGTCAATCAAACCTAATAATAGATCTGGAGGAAGATCTAATAATAATAAGTCTAAACCACGAAAATGATCGACATCAATAAGATCAATCGTTCGATTCGTATTATTAATGATAGATTTGGTATCATTACTAATATCAATCCTAGCAATATTATTTTATATACAAATTTTATTTATGATTTTGAATTATATAGATTAACACAACATTTAGCTATTCCTTTATATATAGAATCTTTTA